AATGGGACACGCCGCGGGTGGTGAAGGGCGTGCGCTTCAGTCTGCGCCTGACCAGTGGAAGCGGTCAGGACAGCCGTCTGGTGACCACCGCCATCACCGCGGATACAGAGCACCGTTTCAGCGGTCTGCCGCCGGGGGAATACACCCTGACGGTCAGGGCGATTAACAGTTATGGCCAGCAGGGGGAACCGGCCACCACCACGTTCAGGATTAATGCACCTGCGGTACCCGCCACGATTGAGCTGACACTGGGCTATTTTCAGATAACAGCGGTCCCGCGTCTTGCGGTGTATGACCCGACGGTACAGTTTGAGTTCTGGTTTTCGGAGACAAAAATCGCAGACACATCTCAGGTGGAAACCTCTGCCCGTTATCTGGGGACCGGCAGTCAGTGGAGTGTATCCGGCCCGCACATTAAGCCCGGGAAGGATTTCTGGTTTTACGTGCGCAGCGTCAACCTGGTGGGGAAATCTGCGTTTGTGGAAGCCAGCGGCCAGCCCAGCAATGATGCAGAAGGGTATCTGGAATGTTTCGGGAAAAAATAGGAAAACTGCATCTGGCTCAGGGGTTGTGGGAACTGATAGATAACAGCCAGCTTGCAGATGAGATGGCGGAGATGAAGACCAGCATCACGGAAACCAGCAATGAAATCACACAGACGGTCAGTAAAACACTGGAGAACCAGAGCGCCACCATACAGCAGATACAGCGCGTGCAGAAGGACACAAATGATGACCTGGCTGCGCTGTACATGCTGAAGGTTCAAAAAACGAAAGACGGCATTCCCTATGTGGCCGGGATTGGTGCAGGGATTGAGGATACTGATGGCCAGCCCCTGAGCAACATACTGCTGCTGGCTGACCGTATTGCGATGATTAACCCGGAGGACGGCAACACCACGCCGTTATTTGTGGCGCAGGGGAATCAGTTGTTCATGAACGATGTGTTCCTGAAGCGGCTGTTTGCGGTGAGTATAACCTCGTCCGCCAATCCCCCGACGTTTTCCCTGACGCCGGAGGGCAGGCTGACCGCAAGAGATGCTGATATCAGCGGTAACGTGAATGCGAATTCCGGGACGCTCAACAACGTCACGATTAACGAGAACTGTCGGGTTCTGGGAAAACTGTCCGCGAACCAGATTGAAGGCGATCTCGTTAAAACAGTGGGCAAAGCTTTCCCCCGGGACTCCCGTGCACCGGAACGGTGGCCATCAGGGACCATTACCGTCAGGGTTTATGACGATCAGCCGTTTGACCGGCAGATTGTTATTCCGGCGGTGGCATTCAGTGGCGCTAAGTATGAGAGAGAGCATACTGATATTTACTCCTCATGCCGTCTGATAGTGCGGAAAAACGGTGCTGAAATTTATAACCGTACCGCGCTGGATAATACGCTGATTTACAGTGGCGTTATTGATATGCCTGCCGGTCACGGTCACATGACGCTGGAGTTTTCGGTGTCAGCATGGCTGGTGAATAACTGGTATCCCACAGCAAGTATCAGCGATTTGCTGGTTGTGGTGATGAAGAAAGCCACCGCAGGCATCAGTATCAGCTGAATTTTATAACCCATATACGGGCGCCAGAAATGGCGCCTTTTTTATTGCAGAAAAGCGAGAGGTAATTATGCGTAAATTATGTGCTGTTATTCTGTCCGCAGTAGTCTGGCTGGTTGCCGCTGGTACGCCAGCGAGCGCAGCAGAGCATCAGTCCACTCTAAGCGCCGGGTATCTTCAGACCCATACTGATATGCCAGGCAGCGATGACCTGAAGGGCATTAACGTGAAATACCGTTATGAATTTACGGACACGCTGGGGCTGGTGACGTCATTCAGCTATGCAGGAGACAAGAATCGCCAGCTTACCCGTTACAGCGATACCCGCTGGCATGAAGATTCCGTGCGTAACCGCTGGTTCAGCGTAATGGCGGGGCCGTCTGTGCGCGTGAATGAATGGTTCAGCGCGTATGCGATGGCGGGTGTGGCTTACAGCCGTGTGTCGACTTTCTCCGGGGATTATCTTCGCGTAACTGACAACAAGGGGAAAACGCACGATGTGCTGACCGGAAGTGATGACGGTCGCCACAGCAACACGTCTCTGGCGTGGGGGGCTGGCGTGCAGTTTAACCCGACCGAATCCGTGGCCATTGATATTGCTTATGAAGGCTCCGGCAGTGGCGACTGGCGCACTGACGGTTTCATCGTGGGTGTCGGTTATAAGTTCTGATTAGCCAGGTAACACAGTGTTATGACAGCCCGCCGGTTCAGGCGGGCTTTTTTGTGGGGTGAATATGGCAGTAAAGATTTCAGGTGTACTGAAAGACGGCACAGGAAAACCGGTAGAGAACTGCACCATTCAACTGAAAGCCAGACGTAACAGCGCCACGGTGGCCTCTGAAAATCCGGATGAAGCCGGTCGTTACAGCATGGACGTTGAGTACGGTCAGTACAGCGTCATTCTGTTGGTGGAGGGATTCCCGCCGTCACATGCCGGGACCATCACCGTGTATGAAGATTCTCAACCGGGGACGCTGAATGATTTTCTCGGTGCCATGTCGGAGGATGACGTCCGTCCGGAGGCACTGCGTCGTTTTGAACTGATGGTGGAAGAAGCAGCGCGTCACGCAGAGGAGGCGAAGAAGAATGCCGGAGAAGCAGAGACGTCCGCGAGGAATGCCGGCATATCAGCCAGTAAGGCGGAAGCGAGCGCGGCAAATGCTGACACTTCAGCAGGGGAAGCATCGGAGTCAGCCCGGCAGGCGACGGAAAGTGCAGCCTCAGCAAAGCAGTCAGAGGAGGCGTCCTCGTCCTCGGCCTCTGCGGCCGCTCAAAAAGCCAGTGAGTCATCACAAAGTGCAGCAGATGCTGAGTTGTCAAAAAAGACGGCAGAAAGTGCAGCCGGTAATGCAGCCAGGGATGCAACGACCGCAACAGAAAAAGCCCGGGAGTCAGCAGAAAGCGCACAGTCAGCGGAACAAAGCAGGATAGCGGCGGAAGAGGCCGTAAACCGAATCCCCACGGTGGTGGGGCCTCCCGGGCCAAAGGGGGAACCGGGTCCCGCGGGTCCTCAGGGGCCGAAGGGAGATAAAGGAGAGCGTGGAGACACCGGTCCGGCAGGGGCAACCGGTGAAAGGGGGCCGGCAGGTGATGCTGGTCCGGCAGGCCCGGCAGGCCCGGCAGGCCCACAGGGACCGAAAGGAGAAACAGGTGCGGCTGGCCCGGTGGGGGCAACCGGACCTCAGGGGCCGAAGGGCGACCCGGGGGAGACGCAAATACGGTTCCGTCTGGGGCCGGGAAACATTATTGAGACAAACAGCCATGGCTGGTTCCCGGATACAGATGGCGCACTCATCACCGGACTGACCTTTCTTGACCCCAAAGATGCCACACGGGTTCAGGTTTTTTTTCAGCATTTGCAGGTCAGGTTTGGTGACGGGCCGTGGCAGGATGTTAAGGGGCTTGATGAAGTGGGCAGTGATACAGGCAGAACAGGAGAATGACATGAACATACTAAAAAACTTATGCAGCGTCTGTGCGGTTGCGGAAAGCATGATGACCGTGAACACGGGGGGTTACTTACAGCACAACTGCGTCTGGGGCCGGCAGACATTCTGGAGTCAGATGAGAATGGCATTATCCCGGAGCAGGACAGGGTAATCACGCAGGTGGTGATACTGGATGCGGATAAAAAGCAGATACAGTGCGTGGTAAGACCGCTGCAAATCCTGCGTGCTGACGGGACGTGGGAAAATATTGGCGGGATGAAATAGCCCGACAGCTTCACAAAAACCGGAGTCCGGCTCCGGTTTTTGTTGTCATGTATGGGGGCTGTTTGTTATGACTCCCTGTGTTTGGAATGAATATTTAAATAGGGAGTTTTGTCATGCCGTTAACATCAGCTATTGCATCCAATTCATTTTCCACCGGAATGCAGGTTCTTCGTGCTCAAATGGCCGCCAGTGGCGGTGGAGAAATTACAGTAGGCGGGCAGACGGTCCGTATCACATATAGTGAAACGGATGGTCGCTTTCTGGCGAGTGGGGGCAATAACAGTTTGCTTTCTGGATTATTACTTACAGGGCTTAATGGTGGTCCTGAAGCGCTCAGGGATATAATGTTAAGAATGGTTTCAGGTTCAGGTAACACACAATCACATGGTGATATTGAGGGGAAAATATCACAATGTAAGTTTTCTGTTAATACGGAGAGCCTTCAGTGTCCATCCGAGGCGGTTCGATGCCCAATTATACTGGATAAACCAGAAGAAGGTGTGTTTGTTAAAAATTCAGAAGGTTCTTTGGTTTGTACCTTATTTGATTCGGTTTCTTTTTCTCATTTGGTTCGCGACGGTGGGAAGCACCCGCTAACACGAGAACCAATAACGTCATCAATGATTGTAAGTCAAGAACAATGTATTTATGACCAAACCAAAGGAAACTTTGTCATAAAGGATAAGTGAAATAAATATTACCCAAGCTATATGTTAACTGCCAGTTGCTTATATGAAATGCTACAGATGTTCAGGGTATAAGGATGTGGTAATTGGTGTACTGGATGCAGCTAAAAAGCATATACAGTGAGTGGTGAGGCCGCTGCAAATCTGGCGTGCTGACGGGGAAATATTGGCGGGATGAAATAGCCGACGGATTCACAAAAACCGGAGTCCGGCTCCGGTTTTTGTTGTCATGTCAGGGAGATGTTTGTTATGAAGCCCAGAGGAAATATTTATCTGTATGAAGGAATATGGTAATGCCTGGATTAGTATCATATATATCATCGACTTCATTCGCGAATGAGATGGCGGAGATGCGTCAGCAGGTAATGGAAGGGCAGATTGGTGGATTTCTCCTGGGAGGGGAGAGAGTTAGAGTTTCTTATTTATTTCAATTGCATTAATATCTTGAATGGATTACATAGAGTTAATGTATCCAGTACTCCCTATTCTCTTGCATATAATACATGTTGCAACTTACATCTCAGCGCTATGAAAAAACACCACCTCTCTCTTTATGAAATTCTGGATTTACCAAGCGCTAATTTATCATTTCAATCTACCTTTAAGTATTGCATTTATCTCCCTACGAGGTCATACTTTAGGAAGTTAAATATGAATGATAATATACCTACAGCGCGAAATCACAAACAATCGACTTGTATTACAGAAAAAACATGCCTATATTTTTAAACTTCACAGCAGGAAGTATCTTACCTGAGAATGAGCTAGCATCTTTACGTTATATTGTGCAGCAAAATCAAAATGATACTGTAATCATAAAAGAACGTTATAAAATGGATATCCGTTATATCGAATCAGTCAATGGTTTTACAGTAAATCCTGTATGCAGTAATCATTTCTCCATATTTATGGCGAGACAAAACACTATTGCTCGCAACCTGGAACAGCAGATCAACAACGGACGAAGTTTTGCACAAATATCTCAGGATTTTATGCTTCAATTATCTTCAAATATAGGATGGAAAAAAGGGGCCGAAAACGCCCTTAAAAATAAAATCCATTCTCATTCATTTGTTGTAAATCCTGATGAATTCTCTTGCGACACACAATTTCTTAAGTGCCCAATAACATTATGCGTTCCAGAAAAAGGGGTTTTTGTCAAGAATGCACTGAACTCCAACATATGCACTCTTTATGATAAGTCTGCGTTCATGAATCTCACAAGAGAACATCTACCCCACCCTCTCAGCAGGGAAAAGATAGTAAAAGAAATGATTATTGAAAGGAATATGTGTTATTTTGACACCATAAGTCAGCATTTCATAATTATGGATGCAGACCAACAGAAACAGCATTGTAAATAAAATGTAATAATTACATACTATTAGTGATTCTCATGCATCGTAAGCGGCTCGCCAGAACCGTATTGATATTTACTGAGGAGCCTGTACATAGATTTGTGTAATTGCCTGATTTTGATATGTTCAATCCAACATCAAAAGCAGGTTAATTTATGGACGAAAAACAGTTGCAGGCTCTGGCTAACGAACTGGCCAAAAATCTCAAAACCCCTGAAGATCTCAGCCAGTTCGATCGCCTGCTGAAGAAAATCAGCGTTGAGGCAGCTCTCAACGCTGAAATGTCCCACCATCTGGGCTACGATAAAAATCAGCCTAAACCGGGTGCCAACTCCCGCAATGGCTATTCCACAAAGACCGTTATCACCGGTGATGGCCACCTGGAACTACGCACTCCGCGCGATCGTGATGGCTCTTTTGAACCGCAACTTGTGAAGAAAAACCAGACCCGGATCACCGGGATGGATAACCAGATCCTGTCGTTGTACGCCAAAGGCCTGACAACCCGCGAAATAGCGGCTGCGTTTAAAGAGCTGTATGACGCTGATGTCTCACCGGCGCTGGTATCGAAGGTCACCGATGCCGTTATGGAGCAGGTAGTCGAATGGCAAAACCGGCCACTGGATGCGGTCTATCCCATTGTTTATCTTGACTGTATTGTCCTGAAGGTTCGGCAGGACAGTCGCGTAATCAATAAATCCGTATTCCTCGCACTGGGTATCAATATCGAAGGCCAGAAAGAGTTACTGGGTATGTGGCTGGCCGAAAACGAGGGAGCGAAGTTCTGGCTCAATGTGCTGACTGAACTAAAAAACCGCGGCCTGAACGATATTCTCATAGCCTGTGTCGACGGGCTGAAAGGCTTCCCGGACGCTATCAACACGGTGTATCCGGAAGCCCGCATCCAGCTGTGCATCGTGCATATGGTGCGCAACAGCCTGCGTTTCGTTTCCTGGAAGGACTACAAAGCCGTCACCCGCGACCTGAAAGCCATCTACCAGGCCCCCACAGAAGAAGCAGGCCAGCAGGCGCTGGAAGCGTTCGCCAGCGCCTGGGACAGTCGCTACCCGCAGATAAGCCGGAGCTGGCAGGCAAACTGGACCAACCTGGCGATGTTCTTCGCTTACCCGGCAGATATCCGCAAAGTCATCTACACAACCAACGCCATCGAGTCGCTGAACAGCGTAATCCGGCATGCCATCAAAAAACGCAAGGTGTTCCCGACGGATGACTCAGTGAAAAAGGTCGTGTGGCTGGCAATCCAGGCGGCTTCACAGAAATGGACGATGCCACTGCGGGACTGGCGTATGGCAATGAGCCGCTTTATTATCGAGTTCGGTGACCGCCTGGACGGTCACTTCTGAGAAAAGGCATTTACACAGAATCGTGTACAGGGTCAT